TCAGAGACTGGGCGTTAGCGTCAGTACTACGACTCCACGCGGCGTAACTTCATCCACACCACACTGGAATTGCGAACCGCCGCCTTCAACCTGCATTTTGCGCCCCGGCAACAGCGCCACATCATAGATATCGTTTTTACCGTCGATATCCAGCAACCAGCGACCATTGCTAATGCTGGTCACACCGGTATCCACCAGCCAGGAAGACGAACTTCCTTCGACCAGCAACGGCGCATGTAGCCCGGCGGGAATAAACTGCGGATCGGCCTTCCACTCACCCGCTTCCTGCAACTTACCGGTTTTCAATATATTACGTGGAATCAGGCTGACGCTGCCGTCATCGTGACGAACCGCAGGAGTGTCATGCTGCTGCGGCCCCCCTTTTCCGGTGGCTAACCAGGCCAGCGATACCCCGGTATCCAACGCACAGGTCACCACCACATCCCCCGGAAAGAAATCGCGCCGAATCCAGGTGCTGATCGTACCGGGTGCGATGCCCAGCAAATCGCCCAGCTCTTTTTGCGTACTAAATCCGTAGGCATCCAGCATACGGCGCAACACCGCTTTACCGCCTGACGACAGAATTTGCTCATACAACGCCTTACCTTTCAGCGGCGACTTATGGGCAAAAACATTCGCATTTGCAAACTCCCCAGTTACCAGCCATCCAGCCTCCGCGCCGGTATCCAGCGCACACTTCAGAATAATGTTACCCGGCACGTTCCCTCGCTGAACCCAGTTACTGATTGTATTGGTAGGTATTTCAGTTACCTCGCTCAGTTCCTTCTGAGTCTTTACTCCATAGCTTGACATGATGCGCTCAAGTACGGAGGCCGCAGACACGGCATCACTATTTGTATTCAAAAACACCTCACGAGTATTTACATATACACGTTACGTGTTTTATAGTGTCTACACAGCACATGTAACACCATAGAACACCCTAGCCTGGGGGAGATATTGCTTTATGTCGGACGAGATTTCAATTCTATTGCTCATTTCTGAGGAAAATCCTACGTCGGCGAGTGCAACGACTGCCAAAGCGCAGTGCTTCGCCGCAGATAATCGACTGCCTTATCCGGTGTCTAATCAGGCAACGATGAGCGACGCCAACACTAACGAGGCAAGAAGAACAGCGGCGGCAGCCCCTGCAACGTGGCGTATTGCGCGTGATACCGGCAGGCTACTCAGATTAATCATCGACAACGTCGCTCACTATTATTTTGCAAATGCAAAAACGTTATTCACTCTTCTCCAGACAACAGCCTCTTTTTCTGGTGCCGAAGCGGCTTATGCATTACTAAATCAGGATCATCATTTGACCGCTGTGAATGGTAATAATGCCTTTAACAAAAAATTCGTAAATTCGAATTCAAATCATCATCCGTACCGATTAGCCCCCTGCGTCGCCCCCAACGACAAGCGAGCATAACCATGAAGCCACATTATGCTTTTACCGCGAATCACCTACAGAGTTTACCGCCAAATTTGCGGGCGCTACTCGGAAAACACTTCGCGGATTCACGCTGGGAACAAACTTGCCGATTTTATCAACGATTCGCGGAGCGCTATCGGCGCACGCTGTGCTTCCATGCCGCGTTGCATAACCGCTGGTGCGTCTACCAGTTGGATGAAATGGATGAAATGGCCAGAGAAAGAATCGTCAGTGCGTTGAATGAACTGCGCAGCGCTTTTGATGTGCCGGCAATTCAGGAACAGAGCCAGTTATTGCCGCTCGTGATGGGGCTGCGCCTGAGTGAACGCCGGACGCTGTTTTTTCACGCCGGACTCACGGCCCGGGAATTTAACCACCCCTTGCGGCGTATCGACGAGCCGGATTGCCAATGGGCGCAGGCGCTGGGTCGTGCCGCGGTGGAATTACACAGCCTATTTACCGATGCGCCGGATATTCTGACCAGCATCAGACCTGAAAACTATTTTCTCTAACAACTGGTTTCTCTAACAACTGTTTTCGCTAACAACCGTTTCACCGACAGCGGATTTCACCAGAAAGATAACCGTCGTTAACTCAACCGCCAGCAGACAAGCCGCCGCTCAGGCAGGCTGGACTTGTTGCGGCTTATTATCAGGAAATTGTATGAAAAATACACGAACGATACACACCACTCCACGCCAGACGCCAGACTCGTATGCAGTCTGGAAAGCCGATTTTGCTCACCGTTACAGCGAATATCTGGAACAACTGGCACAGCACGCCTGGCAGGAACGTTTATCTGCACAGGAACTGGTGGTGCTGCTACAACAGGAAGCGGAAAAAATTCGGCACCAGATGTGGGAGGCGCACTAATGGCAGACAGTATGGATATTTCCCAGGAGCAGCAGGCTCTGCTGCTGGATGCGCAAATCGCTCAGGCCCGCACCATCCCCGCAACGCCATCGGCATGGGTTTGTGAGGATTGCGACGCCCCGATCCCCGAAGCGCGTCGGTTGGCGATTCCAGGGGTTGCGTGCTGCGTGTCCTGTCAGGAAATCCGCGAACGCAGGCAACGCCACTACCGCTCACCATCCTGAGTAGGCATTCACACACTGACAGGCCGGAACAGTGCACAACGATTGGCGCCGCCATCCGGCAAACACATATCGGGTAGATAAACGCGGGCTGGTTATGACGTCTGAAAAAACTGAAAAAAACGCCGACAATCGGCCCCCGGAGTGGGTGTATACCTGGAATGCTCCCCGCCCCGCCATTCTGCCCGAGTCCTGTTCAGTATCCCCGGATATCCTGCGACAAGGGCAAGCGGTGTTGTATCAGTTAACGCTGCTACCGCGTTTTCTGGCCGACCATTTTCGACGCCGTTTCGAGTATCTGAAGCAGCATCAGGGGCTGCATGTCGCCTTCCGTTATCTGCTTTCAGTGGTGCATCGGCGGTTATGGCCACGCATCGACGCAATTAATCGCCGCTACCAGATGAATATCACCCACTGTTCATTCTTTATCAGCGAAGCAGACCACTACCACCAATTGCCGGATATGCCGGACAAACTGTTATCCAGCTTTGCCGGCCGCATTGCCGGCCAGATGAACGATGCCTACAACGCCCACTGCGACGCTTACTTACAACACGAAGACGGGCATCATCGTGCGCCATTATTCAGCAATGAAATACAAGCCCGCATTTATGGTCGACTCGCTGCGCTGGCTCAGGCGTTGAACGTAACGCCCGCTTACTGGGCTCGCCATCAGAGCGGGACGCTCACGCTGGATCAAGCTTTTGCCGGCATCATGCGGTTGGTTACCCCCCGCTGGTGGGAACGCCAGTTAAAAATCCAGCGGGCACGCTGGCGTGAAGCACTGTGGATTGCCGCCGGAGAAGTGAGCCGGGCCGCCTCTGCGTTTCTCAGCCGTCAGGCATGGTATGACATTCACTACCGCCGTCTGGCGACGCTGGATTTTCTGAAAAGTCGCGATCTGGAAAATATCCGCAACGGTGATCGTGTTGATTTAATCGACAAAGTCATGAGCAGTATCGCCAATCCGAATATTCGCCGTATGGAACTGATGACCATGCTGGCGGGCATTGAACGTTACGCCACCGCACACCACCACATGGGTATGCTGGTTACCTTGACTGCTCCCGGCCATTACCACCCTACCCGCACGCGCCATCCTGACCGGGTATTGCCCAATGCGGCCTGGATGCCGGATTGCCCCACCCCAAAAATGACGCAACATTATCTGGTTAAGCTGTGGAGCAAAATCCGTACTGCGCTCAAAGACCGTAAGTTGTCTATCTACGGTTTACGGGTCGTTGAACCGCATCATGACGGCACGCCGCACTGGCACATGATGCTGTATTGCGAACGCGCACAGCGCCAGGCGATTATCGATATTCTGCAGCGCTATACGCTGCAACATGATGAAACCGGCCCCAACACCACGCGCCATCGCCATCGCCATCGCCATCGCCATCGCCATCGCCATCGCCATCGCCATCGCCAGTTTGACTGCAAGCACATCAATAAAGGCGGCGCGACCGCCTATGTCGCCAAATATATCGCTAAAAACATCGACGGCTACGCACTGGACGGCGAATCCGACCATGAAACCGGCAAACCGCTGAAAGACATGGCCGCCGCCGCTTCTGCCTGGGCGTCGCTCTGGCGTATTCCCCAATTCCACTTTATCGGCCTCCCCACGGTTGGCGTGTATCGCGAATGCCGGCGTATTCGTAGTCGCTCTCTGGCGGACTCACTGGGAGAACAAGCCGAACAGGTGAGGTATGCGGCAGACCGCGGTGATTTCGCGGCTTATATCGAGGCACAGGGCGGCGCCAACGTTGCGCGAAAGTGTCAGTCTGTCCGCGTCGCCAGAGCCGCCGGCGAACGGTTAAACGCCTACGATGAGGCTATCGTTCGCACCATCGGCATTTTCTCCGTCCAACGTGGTAGCGAACAGGTATTCAATACCCGCCCCGATGAATGGCGAATTGTCGCTAAAAACCAGGCCATCTGTCATCACGCTGCCGATGGCCATCGGCAGGCTCGTCCTTGGAGTTCTGTTAATAACTGTGGGGGGGTGTTTTCAACCGGCGAACTTGCGCCGCCATTTCGTGATATTCCCCGTGTTCCTTCAGCACGGCTAACCTATTTTCAGCGTGACCGCCTGGCGTCATTAGCCCCGCGTCTCAGGCAGCAAGGCATTGAAATCTCACGCTGGGAACGGGAAGCCCTGGTGCGCGGCGCCAGGGTGAAAATCGATGGGCAACTGATTGATGAATTTAGGAATAAAGCTATATCCGCCGTTGATGAAAAGCGCATCATGGACGCACAGGTCCTGCACTTATGAGTTGACTAAGATTACTGAATAAAGTACTGTATATAAATACAGTCTCACAATGGAAGAGGTACCGTGGAACAGACTGAAAACAGAGAGCTGACCTTATCAAGGATTCGATTAATTGCCGATATGTCTTTGATATCACAATGCAACCCTGAAGAAATGAAAATCGCCATGTCACTAATCGCCGACTTATCTCACGGCGAGTTCCCGAATAGTGATTATCAACAATTTCTGAAGAACAGCAGTGAAGGGCAACGGCTGAAAGCATGGTTCGAACAACAAACGTTGTGAGGGATTGCGATGGATAATAACGACCGACGTGAAACTCCCCAATATTTATCCGGAGGCACGTACAAATTAATGGATTTTCTCTGTGGCCAACGCGCCAAACTTATACGCAGCACACTATTTTTTCGTATCCAGACCGTTTGATAATAACGGCCAATCCGACTAAACACGGAATATACGTTTTGGCATGAATTGTAATAACTGACTCAGTGCAGACCTGTTCGTTGGTAATATTTATTCACTCTACACAGCGATGTAAATTAAGACCTCCTCCCACCCATGCTGCATAACAAGGCTCATTTGAGTCTTGTTATGCAGCAACGCAACCCATCCATCTTCTGCGATATCCGCGACACGCCTGTTTATACCCGCCAGACTTCGCATTGCAGGTGCGTGGTTCAGAACGCAACGCGTGTTGTCCTGCAACTCGAATGATTTTGGGTATGGCACGTGTTGTGCCATTAACATTACACCGCTCTTACATTGCGGTCAGTACCGATCCTCTGGAGGATAAAGGGTCAGAAACAGTCCATTTTATTCGGCCCTATTTTATCTGAAATTAAAGGTATCACATGAAAGTCTACGCTCATCAGGACGACGTTCTGGATGCACTCTGTTATCGCTACTATGGCCGCACGCAGGGCGTAGTTGAAACAGTTATGCAGTCCAATCCTGGAATTGCGGACTTTGGTCCGCTACTGCCACACGGCACCGCCGTTATCCTGCCCGATATTAATGTTTCCGACTCGCAGGAAAGTATTAATATTTGGGAATAATCGGACCGTATATACCCCAAATAATTCGAGTTGCAGGACAAAACGCATTACGTTTTGATCAACGCAACGCGTTGGCCCGTCAGGGCAAGGCTCATTGAGCCTTGTCACGCGGCAAGAGAGAGACAAATTCGTCGGGAACGAATTTGACCAGCCAACGCACCTGCAACGTGAAGTATGAAGGATATAAAGATAACCGCCACACCAGGACATTTATTATGCAAAAACCGCAAAGCCTCAGACTTGCGCTGACCACCGCATTACCGTCATTGAGTAATGTATTGCAGTTTCGAATTCAGGAAGGTGAAATTGCTGCATTGCATGAACCGTCGTTGTCTTTCGAATACCGCTATCAGTTGCTGCTGACGCTGGATAATTTCACCGACAACCCCGACACGCTTTTTGTCGCGCTATTATTCTGGGCACGCCAGAATCAGCCCGATTTATTAACCCGCGAAGGTATTCGTAATAAAGGCATTAGTTTCACTATCGATAATAATTCGGATAATACCCGCACCTTATCTGTTCGACTCAATTTAACGGAGCGTAATCGCGTTATTGAGCAGAATCAGACGCTACAAGTACATTATGAACCGGAACCCGCACCGCCTGAACCGGTTAGCCGCCCTAATGCGCTCTATATTGCTGGCGAACTGATCAGCCAATGGAAAAGCAATTGATCGGTTGAATGTTACTTTTCGTTATCAGGGCCGTTGCGAAGACGGCCAGCCTTTTCACTATAACGCCGATGACGCTATCTTATAGCCTTGCCATCGCATCTATTTATTCCCGCCGACCATTATCACCTCCACGACGTATTTATTAACGCATCGCCCGGATACATCAGGCATCGACATACATTCATTGCCGGGAACGCCTGCGACTATTCTTCAGCGACACCCCATGCAACGGCTCGCCTAAGAACCCATCTCAATAGTCGGAATGGGAAAGGCGCGCTTTTAGCACATCGCCCCTCATTCATGCCGGCCTTGCCATACCGCGATGCGCATCCTCGGTACGCATATTCCCTATCGGTGGTATCCCTGGCCACACAACCGCGGAAAATTGTCTCATGACGTGGGAAGACTCATGCTTCCCACCATGAATACATACGAATATCTCTCCGAAATCCAGCGCGCACTGCGTAACCTGATTCGTATCGGCGTCGTGACCGAAGTCGATACCCAACAGGCACGCTGCCGCGTGCAAACCGGTGGCATGGTCACCGGATGGCTCCACTGGCTGTCCCGTCGCGCGGGGAGTTCCCGCGAATGGTGGGCGCCGTCGGTGGGTGAACAGGTACTCATACTTGCTATAGGAGGCGAGCTTAATACGGCTTTTGTCGTACCGGGTATTTACAGCGACCACCACCCTGCACCATCAGTGTCGGCGGATGCCTGTCACATCCGCTTTCCCGATGGCGCCGTGATGGAATATGAACCGGCTAACGGCGCACTGACCGTGACCGGCATCAAAACCGCCACTGTCGTCGCAGCGGAATCTGTGTCCGTTACCACGAAAAACGTCACCATCAATGCCAGCGAACGCATCACGCTGGATACACCGGAAGTCGTCTGTACACATAAGTTGATCACCCAGACTATTGAGGTACAGCAAGGCGGCAGCATCACCGGCAGCGTCACGCATTCAGGAGGAAGCTTCTCCTCTAACGGCGTGGTGGTACATACCCATCAACACGGCGGCGTACAAAGTGGCGGCGGCACAACAGGAGGACCTTTATGACCAGCACATCGTACACCGGCATGAACCGCAACACCGGCAGCAGTCTCAGCGATCTGGAGCACCTACGCCAAAGTGTGCGCGACATTCTGACTACTCCACAAGGCAGCCGGGTCATGCGGCGCGATTACGGCTCGCTGCTTTCCTCACTGATCGACCAGCCGCAGACGCCTGCCCTGAAGCTACAGGTACAGGCTGCCTGCTATGTCGCGCTGTTGAAGTGGGAGCCTCGGCTGACGCTGACATCCATCTCCATGGAAAGCCACTACGACGGCCAGTTGATTGTGGATATTTCCGGCACGCTGGCCGGCAACAGTACATCCCTTTCGTTAACCATTCCTGTGAGCTGAGATTATGCCCATTATCGATTTAAGTCAGTTACCCGCCCCCAATGTCGTTGAAACGCTGGATTATGAAACCCTGTACGCCACGCGTAAGGAAACGCTGTTATCACTTTACAGTGACGATGAACGCGCCGCTATCGCACGCACCCTGACGCTGGAATCAGAGCCGCTGGTAAAACTGTTGCAGGAAAACGCTTACCGCGAACTCCTGCTGCGCCAGCGTATCAATGAAGCCGCACAGGCTGGGATGCTGGCTTTCGCCCGGGGCAATGACCTGGACCAACTGGGCGCTAACGTCAATGTATCCCGCCTGGTGATTACCCCGGCAGACGCGACCACCGTCCCCCCGACCGCGGCGGTGATGGAATCGGATACCGACTTCCGTTTACGCATCCAGCAGGCTTATGAAGGTTTGAGCGTGGCAGGCTCCATCGGCGCCTACCAGTTCCATGGCCGCAGCGCCAGCGGCCAGGTCGCGGATATCTCGGTGATCAGCCCAGGCCCTGCTCAGGTGTTGGTATCGGTCCTGTCACGGGAAAATAACGGCGCCGCCAGCGATGCGCTTATCGCCACCGTTAACGCCGCACTCAACGCCGAGGATGTCAGGCCGGTAGCCGACCGGGTCACCGTCAAATCTGCGGTGATTGTCCCTTACGACATTCATGCCACGCTCTATCTTTATCCCGGCCCGGAAGCCGAACCGATACGCGCTGCCGCGGAGAAGAAACTGCAGAGTTATGTCAGTAGCCAGCACCGTCTGGGGCGTGATATCCGTCGCTCAGCCATCTATGCGGCGCTGCATGTGGAAGGGGTGCAGCGGGTGGAATTGGCCAGCCCGACGGCGGATATCGTACTGGATGACACCCAGGCGTCGCACTGCACCGGCTATATCCTGAGATTAGGGGGAACGGATGAATAAAAGTCCCCTGCTGCCCCCCGGTTCATCTTCTCTGGAACATGCTGCCGCCACGACCAGCGCCAGTCTGGAAAAGATACCTATCCCCCTGCGTCAAATTTGGAATCCCGATACTTGCCCGGTCGAGCTGCTGCCCTATCTGGCCTGGACATTATCGGTCGATCGCTGGGATGAAAGCTGGTCGGAAGCCGTCAAACGAAAAGTCATCAAAGATGCGTTTTTTATCCACCGCCATAAAGGCACCATCGGTGCGCTGCGTCGGGTGGTCGAACCGCTGGGGTATCTGATTCGCATCAAAGAGTGGTGGCAAACCGGCGATACGCCCGGCACCTTCCGGCTGGATATCGGCATTCAGGAATCAGGCATTACGGAAGAGTCTTTTCAGGAACTGGAACGGCTGATTGCCGATGCCAAACCCGTCAGCCGCCAGATGTTGGGGCTGAATATCAATCTGGATACAAAAGGTACCGTCTCGCTGGGCGCCAGTTCTTACAGCGGCGATGAGTTGACCATCTACCCTTACTTCCCGGAAACCATCAGTGTCTCGGGCGAAGAGTTCACCGGCGGAGCAATTCATCTTATTGATGATCTGAATGTCGGCGGTTAATTTTTGCTTCCTCTCAAGCCAGCTTACGCTGGCTTTTTTTATGTCGAATCGCCCGATTGTTGTCTCTGCCTCACGCCAACGCCCATTGGGTGCGATCTCCCCGCCGCTCTCGCATACTACCCTCACTCAATCACAGCCGAGACTCTTTGCCGGCTGGTTATCACCAGTCTGTATCCCCGGCTTCTCCGATGCCCCTTGCGGTATCCTTCCCTATTAACCGTATGAGTAATCTGCATGAGTACAAAATACTTTGCTTTACTGACGAATACCGGCGCGGCGAAATTAGCTAACGCCACGGCACTGGGTAGCCACCTGGCTATTACGCAAATGGCGGTCGGCGATGGCGGCGGCAGCCTGCCTACTCCGACGCCGGCCCAAACCAAACTGATCAATGAGAAACGCCGCGCTGCGCTCAACGCACTGAGTGTTGACCCTAAAAACCCCAACCAAATCATTGCCGAGCAGGTTATTCCTGAAAATGAGGGCGGTTGGTGGATCCGTGAAATCGGTTTGTATGACAGCGACGGTGATCTGGTTGCCGTCGCAAACTGCGCCGATACCTATAAGCCACTGCTACAGGAAGGCTCAGGCCGGGTACAAACCGTACGCATGATCCTGATTGTCAATAGCGCCGACGCCATTACCCTGAAAATCGACCCAGCCGTGGTACTGGCGACCCGCCAGTATGTCGATGATACGGCTGTTGAGGTCAAGACATACGCCGACAGCCAGCTCAACGCACATGTCGTCGCCGCCAATCCCCACCCGCAATATGCTCCACTCAGCAGCCCCGCGCTGACCGGCGTACCTACCGCGCCGACGGCGGCCAACAGCGCGAACTCCACGCAAGTGGCGACCACCGCATTTGTCAAAAACACGGCATTGCTCAAAGAACAAAACGGTGCGGATATCGCGAATAAATCGGCC